GGGCCGAGGCGGAAGTAGAACCCAGGCCAAAGGCATCGCACACAACGAGACGAAGAGTTGTCCCTTTGTATCGGCGCGTATTCTGCACCATGGCCGCGATGTTCCGTATCATGCAGCGCAGGCGGTCGCGGGGGATGCTGTCTAGATCGGTGGTCATGGGGTCGGATCGTTGTAATCTACGATTTCGGCGCGCCCACACTTTGGGCATTGTTCATCCCGCTTGGCGAACCTTGTAGTGGTTGGCTTCCACTCTTTGACGCACTGGCAAATGAGCTTCCAGCGATTCGTTCGGCCATCTGATGACGACCCGAGAAATACCTTTTTAAAAATCTTCATTTCGTTTCCTTTCGTGGCTTCCCCTTCGGCCATCCCTTTTTCCCGTTCTTCACCGGCGCTTTCCCATTCTCACGGGAGGCGCGGGCCTTGGCGGGGGAGCGGATCTGCGAAAGGAGTTCTCCGATGTTCACCGGATTCTGGCAGTGGGGGCAGTTCATGGAAGAAAGGGATGAAGCTGTGCTAACGCAGCGCGGGCGCGGGTTGATTTGTTATCGCAGTGCATGTCGTTAAGATAAGTGATGGTGCGGTGAGCCCATTCAATCGCTGCCTTCATGTTCGCGTTTTCCTCACGCAGTGCAGTAATGTCGGCATCTTTTTTCTCGATGCTTTCTTTGGCAAAACTAAGGGACTCCTCAAGACCTGCAATCTGCTTATCTTTCCAAGAAACCTTCAAGCCTGATTTTTCTTGATGGTAAAACTCGATATGGCTCAGAACTCTTTGAGCCAGTTTTTCAGATGAACTTGCATTTGGATCATGCGAGGCACGGTCGCAAACTTCGCTGAAAATATCATCTAGTGATTCTTCCGCATTCTCTAATTTTTGACGCAATTTGATCGGATCGTTTTGACCGTCTGGCAGTGTTTGAGACATAATTTATTTAGTTTGGATTTATGCCCAGCGGATTGAGTTTTTAGACAACGCCAACTTGGCCCGGTATTCATCCTGGAACGCCTGTGAAGTTTCTACACTGTGCATGGTGTCACTTTTCTTGACCATGCGACGAACCCAAACGGCACGCTTGCCGCTATTGGTTACGCCGCGAACAATGAAGGGAGTGGTGTCGAAGGTCATATTTTTGCGTGGCTAGTATTTCGTTGCCAGATTTAATATCCCAACAATCGGCTTATTACAAGGGCTATTTGCATTATTTTTGATTCTTCGGATTCTTCCTCGCGGTGGCGATCAGCTTGGCGAGTGCGTCGCCTACCTGTGCGGACGTGGGGCGGGGCGTCAGAGCGGATACCTATCCCGTATGTTCCATGAGTTACGCAGCCAGAGCGGCCCGCCGTATTCGTCAAAGTCAAAGCGCCACGTCCTGCCGTTGACGACAAAAGACTGGTCACAGGCATCAGGACCGCTGATAATTCCAACAACTTTCCCGCCCTCGCGGATGGTTCTGATTGTTCTCATGCCTTCCCTTTCTTTGTGCGTGGCTTCCCCTTCGGCCATCCCTTTTTCCCGTTCTTTACCGGCGCTTTCCCATTCTCACGGGAGGCGCGGGCCTTGGCGGGGGAGCGGATCTGCGAAAGGAGTTCTCCGATGTTCACCGGATTCTGGCAGTGGGGGCAGTTCATGGGGTCAACGTTTCCAATAAGGTTTTTCTGCGCAGATCGGCTTAAGGCAGCAGGCGCAATGAGGGATTCCAGTATCAATTTCCATTTGCAGGGATAAGGCAACGGACCTCCCCGTCGATACATTTGGCGCAAAGCCGATGCCTTTAGCTACCTTTGACTCCTCGGAGTCAGCCCAAAGATTCCACCCATCACGCGCTGCCATGACGGTGGCCAGACGATCTGCATCCAATGAGATCACAGCGCCCCCTTTCGAGCAAGGGTGCGGCACTCGGACGCCAAGGCTCTAGCTCTGCGGAGACGGGCCTCTTTTACCAAGGACGGTATTCCAACCTCGCGAGACATCGCCACCCAGCGGCGAATTTCATTGCGGAAATACAGGAGGATGTTGGCTTTAATCTGCGGGTAAAGAGGGTTCATATTTTTGTGTGGCTGGTGTTTCGTTGCCAGATTGAATAACCCGACAGTCAGCTTATTGCAAGGGCTGCGAGGCGGTGGCGTTTTAAGGCCGCTACCCTCGCACACTTGGCAGGTGTCGAGCTTGTATCCGTTGACGTGATAGCATCCGTGACCATCACAACCGGGACAGGTATTAGTTGAGGGCGTCATAATATGCGGCGGCTGATTCTGCGGAGACGTAGAGGGGATGCTCTGGCATGCGCGTGCGCTGGGTCTGCTCGGTGAGCATTGCGGTTGCCTGCTCGTAACGAGTAGCTGCCGCATCAAACTGAGGCGACTGAGTGCCGTAGTCAGCCTGAGCATCTTGCATGGCTGCATCAGCGCGGCGGCGCATGGAACTGAGGGCCATCAAGCATTTCTGACGTGAGGCGGTGAGTTCGGAGAAGGGAAGAATGTTCATATTTTTGCGTGGCTAGTATTTCGTTGCCAGATTTAATATCCCAACAATCGGCTTATTACAAGGGCTATTTGCATTATTTTTGATTCGCTCCTGTTAAAATTCTCCATGCGAGAGCAGCCACTGCTGGAACTTGTCCGTTTCCAGCGGCTCTACAGCGGTCCATTTTGGAGGCCATCCCATCATGTACTCCTGAGAAGTCGGGCTCACTTTCCCAAATAGTCGTTGGGCGTTTCGGCAGCATGGCCATTTCGCCATTGATGGGCTGTCCCAGTTTGCCGTAGCCGTTGGCGTCGGCAAATAACCAAAATCTTTTCCGAGGATGGTCTGCGCCCACGTCTTCCGCGTCAATCCTCGTTCTCCACGTTGCAAAGCCACAACTTTCAAGGTCGGCCTGTGCTTCCCTGATCGCAACGTCGCTGACGTTCTCGCAGAAAACAAACCGTGGGCAGACATCTCCCACAACTCTGAGCATTTGCGGCCACAAGTTATCCGCTTTTTTCCCACGGCTGGCGGCGCTGCTGAAACCTTGGCAAGGGAACCCGCCGCAGACGATGTCAACGTGACCCCGCCATGGCGTTCCGTCAAAGGTTCGGATGTCGTCCCAGATGGGGAACCGTGGCAGGATTCCGTCTCGCTGACGCTGCAACAATACCTTTCGGCAGTAAGGTTCAATCTCAACAGCACAGACGCAGGTATGTCCGAGAAGGTGTCCGCCGAGGATTCCTCCCCCTGCTCCTGCAAATAGGTGTAGCTCATTCATTTAGTTCCTTGTTCGTGTTGATTCTTCGGATTCTTCCTCGCGGTGGCGATCAGCTTGGCGAGTGCACCGCCTACCTGTGCGGACGTGGGGCCGGGTGGGATGTAGAGAGGGTAATGCGTGCGGTAGTCCTTCGCGCATCGGGCGAGGTCACAGCATAGCAGCGTGTTGCGGCATTCGGGGCAGGGGTGGAAGGTTTCAAGATTCATGGCTTGGAGAAAGAGTATCTAAACGGGTCGAATTTGAGCTTAAACGTGTGCATCCACCCGGTTTCTCGCTGCTTCTCAACGATTACCTCAGTGTCGTGCATGGTCTTTTCCTGATCGTCTGTCAGCCGGTTGGCCTTACGCAGCTTTTCCTTGTCGGGATTGCGGCAGACCAGCAGGATGTTGTCGGCGTTGTTCACCAGAAGGCTTGACCCTTTAATTGCATACATCGACGGACGTTCGACGGTCTGCGAGGGCTTGCCGAGATGCGCCACAAGATGAACGTGCGACCCGGTTTCCTTCGCGAAATCTTGGAGACGATTACAAAACGTCCCTTGCGCCGGATAATCCTCTTCGAGATCCTGAATCCGCATCAAGGAATCAATCAGGAAGTGCGTGCAGCCGTAGCGGCGGAATGAGAACCACATCATTTCCATGAGTTCGTCCTGCTTCATTGATCCCACAATGTCAGCGAAAACCAAATGATGCCCAACACCTTTCAGGAATGCCCGCGCCGTTTCATCCGTCAACCGCTCGCCCAGGTAGATGCGAGCCAGTTTTCGCAGCATGGCCTCAACCTTCATTTCGAGCGAGGCAATAAAGATTCGCTGCTCATGTGCCAGCAAAACAGACTGCATGAAGTTGAGCATCGTGCTCTTACCAGCATGCGCGAAGCCGCCCCATATTGTCACCTCGCCCGGACGAAAATAGAATCCGGAATACGGCCAGTTGCCGCGAAAGAATCCCAACGTGAACGCCTCCTCTTTCGGCTGAATCTCAGCGAGCAACCGCGCTTCCATCTCTCCCGCCGTGATGATCCGCTTAATCTTCGGCGTCTTGGCATTGGCAATCCAATCTTGCGCGTCCTCGTCGATGAATCCCGCCTTGAGGCAGTCGTTCGCGTCCTTCTTTGGCATCGAGACGATCATGCAACGATGCTTGCCCAGCCGGGCCGCGATGTTCTCCGTGATCTTCCGCCCTGCGTCGTCCTGATCGAAAGCCAGATAGATCGTATCGAAAGCGGCGAGGTTTTCCCATTCGTAATCGACCCACGCACAGCCCGAACCATTCGGAATCGACAAGGCCGCGATGCCCCATTGAATCCACGTCGCGCAGTCAATCTGTCCCTCGGATAATAGTACCGTGCGTGTCTTGTATGCTGATTCTGGCAATGCCTGCCAGCCAAACAGGGACGGGGCGCATTCCTTATCCTGCCAGACCTTCTTTTTCTCTCCAAGGGTGCGATAGGAACGGTTCACCAGTTCGCCACCAGGGGAGTAGGATGGGAACACGATAGCGCCCTTCTCCTTGCTGCCCTCGATCTTGAGCGCGGACACGATGCTCTTTTTCAGGTGGCGTTCATTCGTGAGATACTTCATTGCCCCGCCATCGTTTGCCAGCGGAGCCGACTCAATCGCAGGAGGCTTGCCGTAAACCTTTCTCTCTTCCACCCTAACCGTATCCACGATGCCCAGCCATGCCTTGCATTGCTTGATGGCTTCCGGCTGGGTGCAACCCTTCACGCAGCGCCACAGGTCGATTAAATCCCCATGGTCTGAATCGTTGCTCCAGTCCTTCCACTGGCCCGAGTAGGGACCGAAGATGCAGACCTTGAGACTGTCGCCGGGAGAGCCTGAAATATCGCCACAGACCCACTCCTTGCCATTGGATTGCTTTCCCCCTGGAAGAAGCTGCTGCGCCACGGTCAAAGCCTGCGCGGCCAGCCGTTCGCTGATTTGGGCTACACTGAGGTCCATGTGCGCGACTCCTCCTCGTCATGGGGTGTCGCAAGAGCGGCCTCACGGGCGGCAGTTTTCGCACGATTCGCGAGTAACAGCGCCATCAAATCCTCTTCGGGTTCTGGCTCTCTGGATTTCTCGGCAACGAGTTCGTAGCTTTCGATTGCCGCCGCGTCTGCCTCCAAATCTTTCCACACCAGCCCTCGCCAGCTTCGCG